AGATGCGGCAAACGGTGGATCGAGCATAACTGTTGGAACAATTTACGCACAGTACAACATAACTGAAGAGTCAATGACATCAGGTGATGCTAATGACTCAACTCCAAACGTTGGTGACTTCCAACTATTCAGATACGAAGGTGGTGCTACAACTATCACAAGTAACAGCACATCACCAAGTTTCACAAGTGCAGAGAAATTCAAAATTGCAGAGTCAGTGAAGAATCAAGAAGGATTAAATTCTGCTGTTGAGATTACACTTGGTGGAACAGGTGCAGATGATTTCATTGCGGCTGTAAACGGTGCAGGTTTAACAAACGTTTCAGCAACTAAGACAACTGCAGGTGCTATTGTAATGACACACAAACTGGGCGGTGAGTTCAGAATGTTTGACACATCAGGAACACCATTAGCAGACGCAGGTTTCAGTCAAACAACTGCTCATGATTACGGTGGATACGAAGCAAACAGCACAACAAAAATTGATAATTTGTATGACATACCAACTGGTGACACAATCGATTCAAGTGCAAACACAGGTATAGTTGCAAGTAATTGGAAGAGATTGGCATACACAGCAGGAACAAGTGCACCAACTAATGAGCCCGCAGACGGCACATTATGGTATGACACTTCTGTAGACGAAGCAGACATCATGGCACACAATGGTACTACTTGGGTTGGATACGCAACAGCATACAACACAACAGATCCAAATGGTCCACAGTTCAGTGCAACAGCACCAACGACACAGTCAGATGGTACAGCACTTGTAACTAACGACTTATGGATTGACACTTCAGACTTAGAAAACTATCCAAAACTTTACAAGTACAACACATCAGCAACAATAAGTTCAACTAACACGGCGAACCAAGTTGCAGTGACAACATCGGGTGCGGCTTGGGAACTAGTAAACAAAGCAGACCAAACAACAGAAGACGGAATCGTGTTTGCAGATGCAAGACTACACACAGCGGCAGACAAGGCAGATTCATTGGATACCGGTGGTGCAGGAGCATTCAGTTCAATTAAAGATTTATTAACTGATGGCTTCCTAGATCCAGATGCTCCAAACCCAGACTTATACCCACAGGGTATTATGCTTTGGAACACAAGACGTTCTGGCTACAATGTTAAAGAATACAAAAACAACTACATCACAACTACAAAATATCCTGGATCAGGATCAGCAGGTTTAGGTAACATCAGAGCAAGTAACGAATCTGTTGCTTCATACTACCCAGACAGATGGGTAACTAAATCAAGCAACAACGCTGACGGATCTGGATCTTTTGGAAGAAAAGCACAGAGAAAAGTGATTGTTGAGCAATTAAAGTCAGAGATCGACACTAACCAAGCAATCAGAGAAGACCAAAGAGGCTTCAACGTAATTGCTTGTCCTGGTTATCCAGAGTTGATTTCGAACATGATTGGTTTAAACACAGACAGAAACAACACTGCATTTGTAGTAGGTGACACTCCAATGAGATTAGAGGGTACATCAACTAATATTCAAAACTGGGCAAACAACTCAGCAGGTGCATTGGACAACGGCGAAGACGGACTAGTAAGTTCAAGTGATTACCTGGGTGTGTTTTATCCATCAGGACAAACAACAGACAACACAGGTAAATCAATTGTTGTTCCACCATCACACATGATGATGAGAACACTAGCAAACAACGATAACATCGCTTTCCCATGGTTCGCACCATCAGGAACACGAAGAGGTGTCGTTGACAACGCTACATCAGTTGGTTACATAGACACAGCATCAGGAGAGTTCGAAGCAATATCTGTTACGGAGTCAGTGAGAGATTCTATGCATGAAGTTAAAGTGAACCCGATCACTTTCTTCGCAGGAGCAGGAATAGTTAACTTCGGTAACTTAACAAAAACATCAGCAAGTTCGGCTTTAGACAGAATAAATGTTGCGAGATTGGCAGTGTATCTAAGAACACAATTAGATGCAATCGCTAAACCGTTCATCTTTGAACCAAACGATGAATTAACAAGAAACGAGATCAAACAAGCAGTAGAATCGTTCTTGTTAGAACTAGTTGGACAGAGGGGACTATTTGACTTCCTAGTAGTTTGTGATGACACAAACAACACACCTACTAGAATAGACAGAAATGAACTTTATGTAGATATAGCAATTGAACCAGTGAAATCAGTTGAATTCATTTACATACCGTTGAGAATCAAAAACACAGGAGAAATTGCAAAATTAGGAAACTAATTTTCGATAAAGGAGAAAATATATGGCAATATCAACATTATCAAAGTTTACAGTACCTTTAGCAAACGATCAAAGTTCAGCATCACAAGGTTTGTTGATGCCAAAACTTCAGTATCGTTTCAGAGCAATACTTGAAAATTTTGGAGTATCAACACCAAGATCAGAATTAACAAAACAAGTAATAGACATCACAAGACCTAACTTGACTTTTGATAACGTAACACTAGACGTTTACAACTCAAAAGTTTATGTTGCAGGTAAACACACTTGGGAGCCAATTACAATCAACCTAAGAGATGATGTAAACAACTCAGTTACTAAACTAGTTGGTGAACAGATCCAGAAACAGTTTGACTTCTTTGAACAAAGTTCAGCGGCGTCTGGTATCGACTACAAATTCACTGCTAGGATTGAAATGCTAGATGGTGGTAACGGAGCAAGTGCACCAAATGTATTAGAAACATTTGAACTATATGGTGCATATGTTGAGAACGTTAACTACAACACGTTAGCATACGCTACATCAGAACCAGCAACTATCACAATGTCAGTTAGATATGACAATGCTATCCAAACTCCAACAGGAACAGGAATTGGAACAGCAGTGGCTAGAACGATCGGTACTTTAAGTACAGGTGGTGGACAATAATAAAAAATTAAGTTAGCAATTATAACATTAAAAGCGTCTTTATAGGCGCTTTTTTTGTGACTATAAATAACAGTATGCCAAGCATAAACAATTTCCTTAAAGGTTTCCAGGACGGATTACCAGGTATGAAAGACTACCGACACGCATCTAGATTGTACATAGACGACAACTTCAAGTTGATGCCAAAACAGAAATTCTTGTTCCATGTTGTATTCAACACGGACGAGAGTATGTTTCTTGGTGGCAATCAATTAAATTCAGATGAGAGAAAACAACTGAACATGTTGGTAAAAGCCTGTGATCTACCCAAGTACAACCTGAGCTACGAAGAGAAGACACAGTACAACAAAAAGATGTATGCTGGCACAAGGATAGCGTACGAGCCTGTAAACATAACATTCCACGATGACCACGCAGACACCGTTAACGCTTTCTGGAAGAAATACTACGAGTACAACATAGCAGATTCGGTTGGTATGAACACTGACCTGACAATATCAAAAACTAAGGATGACTACTACAACTATGGTGAGAAGGCAAGACCTACTACAAAATTTGGTATGGACACACCTAGGGAGAGAGGAAAGCCATACCTCAGAGGCGTAGAAATATTCGTGCTACACAAAAAACGTTTCACATCAATGACATTGGTCAATCCAGTGATTGGTTCATTCTCACACGACAACCTAGACCAAGCCGACGGGGCGGGTGTTATGGCTAACACAATGCAGATACTATACGAGACAGTGATCTACAAGTCAGGGATAATCAACAAGAACAACGTGCCTGGTTTCGCCACAATAAATTACGACAATTCTCCTAGTCCACTTACGGTATTAGGTGGTGGAACAAATAGTATCTTTGGACCAGGTGGTGTAGTTGACGGCATAGGTTCAGTGATTAGGAATGTTCAGTCAGGTAATATACTGGGTGCTATATTAACTGCGTCAAACACTTACAACAATGCGAAAAAAATCAGAAAGAAAGATGTTAAAGAAGAATTGAAAGGCATAGCCAAAGAAGGTATACTTGAGGTTGGCAAGCAGGCGGGCACTATAACAAACCCTGTTGCACAATTTACAGTTGGTGCGGCAGTGGCAGGTGCAGTAGCACTGACATCAAATAAGTACTTGCCATTAAGCGATAACAAAGCCAACAACACA